GGGCCACGACGCAATCCAAAAGAAAACTGCACAATGTGCAATAAAGGGCTTGCCGCATACTGCACGCTGTGCATTGTGAGGGCATGAAGAAAACGGAGAAAATCAGAACTAGTTTGGCAGCTCTCCGCATGGACTTAGGAACGGCAGATTATCAAGACACGGTAAGGGTTTTGGCGACGGCGATGCGCATGGTGAAAAGGGGAGAAATTGACGCCCCTAAAGCGCGCAATGCGCTGGCTAAAATGGGGTGCGACTCGAGCAGCTAGAGGAATTAAGATTGGTTAGGACAACCTATAAAAAAATATTCCATAGGTCCCTTCCCTATAAAAAAATATGGGTCAAAAGGAGCTGGTGGCCGCTTGACGTATGCTTGACATATGGGGGGAGGGGTGGTGATGATGGCTGTATGGGAACAAAACGTCTTAAAACGAAAGCAAAGGCCACTGCAAGCAAAGCGAGCACTGCAAGCGATGTTGAGGTGTTGGGTCTTACGGCGGATGCCATTGTTGATATTTTGGTTAAATTGGAGGCGAAGGTTGAGGAGCAGGCTATCTTGATAGAGAATCTTGAGGAAGTGGTTGGGGAGCTTACGATTGGTGTGGATGATATTAATGCGCGTGTATGTTGCAGGGATGAGGCGCATGTTGGGATGGATGAGTGGTATGGATGTGGGCCGTGTCAGGCTGGTGGGGATGTGGGAACGGCTAAGGATGTTCCTTGGTATAAGCGATTGCTGAAGCGGGCGGGGTTGTAATGGCTGATAGCTTCGTGAGGCCGGGATTGGCGTCGTCTGTGGCCATGGTGGATGTTTCTTCTATGGCTACGGAGCGCACCCATCCCAGGGAGAGCGTTATGGCCCTAGAGATGCTGGCAGAGGGGAACGGGTATGAGGAGGTGTCTAAGGCTACGGGGTTGTCCTTTGGGCAATTGGCAGCTTTGAAGGCGCGGCATAAGCAGGGGTTGGATGTGCGGCGGATTGCCTTGTCTGAGGATGGGTTTGAGATGGCCGAGAGCTTGAGGTTGCTGGCTAAGAAGAAGATACACAACCTGTCTATGGATGATGAAGCCCTGGCCAAGACCCCGTTAAAGGACCTGGTGATCCCGTGGGCCATAGCCCAAGACAAGGGGTTTGCCGCACTAGGGGAGGCTACAAAGGTGGTGGTGGAGCACAGGAAGGGGCCGAGCATTGAGGATGCTATGGCGGCGATTGCGGCTGCTAGGGCCAAGCTCAAGGAGCAGGCGATAGAGGTGGAGGCCATACCAACGGAATGAGCATGGAATGGCGTAAGCACCCCGTGCTATCATCCCCCACAGCAGAAGAGATGGCTAGAATGGAGCCGGCGCAGCTTGTTCAGCTGCACACCATGTTCCATACAGCCATAGCCAATAGCGAACGCGACCCCTACCGCTACGGCTTCATCCTAGACAATTGGCGCAAAACTGAGGCGTTATTGGACAAGCATGATAGCGTTGTGGCCTTAGGTGGCAATCGAGCCTCTAAGACGCAGCTAGGGGCGTGGCTGACGGTGAAGTGCGCAATGGAGAACCCAGACGGACTCATCATCTGTTTTGCCCAGAATGCCGAGCTATCGGTGTTGGTTCAGCAATCGGCCATCTTCCACCAGCTACCTTTAGAGTTTAAGCAAAAGACCTTGGGGCAGAGCGAATACATCTCTTACACAAAACAGAATGGATTTGCCGGGAATAGCGTCATCCTGTCCAACGGCAGCCGCATCCTATTTAAGACCTATTCTCAATACCAGCAGAATCAAACCATCCTTGAGGGATTGGAGCTTGGTAGCTTCAGTCCAAAGCTAGTGAACCTCGGGGCGTGGTGCGATGAATACCTTGGGGGGCCGGAGCTAATTGACACCCTTGCATTCCGGCTTGCCACCCGCAACGCCAAGATGCTCCTCACCTTCACCCCGATTGATGGGTATTCTGAAACCATCCGCGCCTTCCTTGACGGGGCTAAGACGATAGAAACAAAGAACGCCGAGTTGTTGAACAACAGGGCTTTGCCATACATCCAGGAGTGTAAGGATAAGGATGCCGCCATCATCTATCTACACACGATAGACAACCCATTCTCTGGCTATGATCGTGTGGCGAAGGAAGCCCTGTCTAAGGGGGATGAGGCGTGGATTCTATGCCGGCTATACGGCGTCCCCACCAAGAGCATTTCCAGCAAATTCCCGTCATTCTCCCGCGAGGTGAACATTGTTAAGCACGAAGCCATTCCAACAGAGAATGTTACGCGATACATGGTGCTAGACCCCGCTGGGCGGAAGAAGTGGTTTATGTGCTGGATAGCCGTAGACTCTACCGATACATGGTGGATCTACAGGGAGTGGCCTGACGCATCCCACGGTGATTGGGCTGAATGGCGTGGCGGAAAGTGGGCTGCCGGCGAAGGTGCCAAACGAGACGGGAACATTGAGGGAATAGCACAATACGTTGATTTGATAATGCAGATGGAGCGCGAGAATCGGGAGGAGATTATGGAACGGCTGATAGATCCGCGGCTGGGTGCCGCAAAGTATCAAGCTGCTACGGGGGTGAGCTGCATCATTGAGGATTTGGCCGACGCCGGCCTTCCATTTGTCCCAGCTCCCGGTTTGGACATCGAGGACGGATTACAGGCGTTACACAACAAGATGGCCTACAACCGCAAGCTGCCGCTGGACGGAAGCAATAGGCCGCGTTTCTACATCTCAGACCGTTGCGAGAACATCATCCGATCTATCCAGGAATACACGGGGGAAGGCGGCAAGGACGAGGCATGGAAAGATCCCCTAGATTGCGTACGCTATGCTGCTATTGCCGACATTCGATATGTGGACCCCCAATGGCTTGGGGCCATGAAACAATCGGGAGGAAGCTACTAACATGAATAAGAAAGAAATGAAATGTAACGTTCCGCGCCGAGACGTAAAGGGCGGAAAGAAGTCTGTTGTTAAAGCCTGCGCCAATGGCGTAGAAAAGATCGTCCGCTTTGGCGATGCTAACATGACTATTAAGAAGAACACACCAGCACGAAAGAAAAGCTACTGCGCCCGGTCCGCTGGTATCAAGGGCGGTGAGGGTAAACTTTCTGCAAACTACTGGTCAAGAAGGGCTTGGGATTGCTAAGTATGGGAATAATCTTCCCAAGTTGTTAACATGACTGAACAAGAATTAAAAGTAAAAGAGTGCGAACTTAATCTATTAGAGCAAAAGGCGAAGGTGCGTAATGCACAGAGGGAATCAGAAGCGAAATACGCCGAGTCCAAGTTTGAGCTTGAGAAAGAGCGCATCGCCCTTGAGCGAGAAGAAGCACGGCTTCAACGTGCGTTAACAGAACTGGCTAATCCTTTTGAATCTGGTAAAAATGAAAATTAAATGCACGGCATTAGCCGAGGAAATGGGGATGGAAATTGATCAGTTGTTGTTAAGGGCGGCTCGTGTCTTGCAGCCAATTCACAGCAAAGGGAAGGGTAAGAATACATGGTTTACAGAGGATGGGGCAGACATTATTCGTCAAAGCGAAGAGGCACCGCTCACCGTAGCTCACCGCTATGAAGCCTTTGGGATTAAGGCAGCACCCAACCCCCGTTGGTTGTGGTGCACGATTGACACGTTTAAGGGCAAGATTCCCGTTGCCATTCCACGCAAGATGCAGAACCGGCTGGTTGGCAAATACTTCATGGTAGAAGCGATTAAAGACAACAAGGGAACAACCTTTAGACATGAAAACCCCTCGCGTTGACATCACCACTAATCCTAAGTGGATTGCCGAGCAAACTGACAGGCTCCTAGCATGGGAGCTACTTCAGCTTTATTGTGGATGTGGTAGCAACGAGTTGCGTTATCATGCTCTCACTGACAAGCTGGCAATGCCCGTGTCATTCTGGCATGGTATGATTCGCCAGATAAAGCGCCGCCATTCTAATGCAAAAAACTGACGATCAAAAAGCCCTCACGTTTTATAGCGAAAAAGGGCCGGATCATGTTGCTTTGAAAAAGGCTTATGATAACACCCTTACAGAGCTTTCTGAGTATTTTAACCAGTGCAGGCGGTCTTACGATGAACGGCGCAACTATTGGCCGGGAAAAACAGTAGACCTTCGTAAGCATGGATCAGACTCTTTTCCTTGGGAGGGAGCGTCGGACACTGAGGTTCATGTCATTAATGAGCGAATTAACAGTTACGTTGCTTTGTGTCTTACTTCCCTTGCTAGGGCTAACATTCGTGCCTATCCAGTAGAGGTTGGAGATATGGCACAGGCCAAGGTGACATCTAGCTTCCTGAAGTGGATGATTGCCTCCTACATCCCCCGCTTTAAACAGGAGATGGAGCTTGCGTCCAACTACCTCTTTGAGCGTGGTTTGATGATTACTTACGTTGGCTGGGACCGAGAGAAGAACAAGTATCTTCAGAAGTTTTCGCTTGAGGACATTGCTACCAGTAACCCCCGCCTTGCATCTGTCATCCTGGACGGCAGCGATGACGCAGGGGTGATAGCCATGCTGAAGTCAGTGTTCCCTGACCTCAGGGACAAACGGGCTAAGAAAGCAATTAATGAGCTTCGCGCCAAGGGCACTTGTGAGCTTACGGTGACACGCCGCGACATTGACCGTCCATGCATTAAAACTTGTGCGCCAGATGGAGATGTAATCTTCCCGCCATATTGCATGGACCCACAGAAGGCCCCCTACGTCTTCTACAAGGTTAGGATGACGGTACAAGAGATTCTAAACAAAGTAGAGGTGTCTGGTTGGAACCGTGAATGGGCCGAATACTGCATTGAGCATTACAGGGGACAGAGCACAGACATCTTTAACGGCAATGCAGCAGAGCAGGCTACCCGATCCAGCGTTGCCGAATGGCAAAACGATGATTTGGTTGATGTTCTGTATGTCTATCAACGTCTTGTCGATGAAGAAGATGGAAGTCAGGGCATCTACCAAACCGTTATGTCCCCGTTGTTTACGGGCAAAGGAGATGTTCCAGGCCACGCAAAGTTTGAGCTTATGAACGGTTACGAGGATTATCCTTTTGTTGTCACTCGGCTTTCTGAGGACAATAAACGACTTTACGACCTTCAAACTATTCCAGAACTACTTCGTGGTATTCAGTACGGGGTGAAGGTAGAGCGGGATAGCCGCACTGACCGTAATAGCATGGCCACCATGCCTCCGCTTATGCACCCCATTGGCAAACCACCGCCAGATTGGGGTCCAGGCAAGAAGATTGGCCGGATGCGTCAAGGCGACTACGAATGGGGTCCAACCCCGGCGTACAACCCCGGCAGCGTAGAGATGGAGCAGTCTCTCCTTTCCAGCGCAGACAAGCTTATGGGTTTGGACTTCCAGAACCCGCTTTCTGCCTCTCGGCGTCAGTACTTTGTAGATAAGTTCTTGGCCCACGTTCAAGGCGTAATTAAGGCTGCTTACAACTGCTTCCAACGGTTTGGCCCCGACCAACTGTACTTTAGGGTTACAGGTGTCCCAGATGCTCAAACTTACAGCAAGGGAGACCCAGAGGTTGATGTGGATATTTCTATCTCATTTGACGTTCAAAACACGGACCCAGAGACGGGTGAGAAGCAGATTGAACAGCTTTTGGCTTTGGTGCCTTACGACCGTAGCGGGCGCATTAACTTAGACAGTGCGATTGAGTTTGCGGCTAATGCCATCAATCCAATGCTAGCAGACGCCATCCTTCAGCCCGTAGAGGCGGCGCAGGACAAGATGGTGAAGGACGTTACGGACGATCTTACCAAGATTTTCTCTGGCATTGAGGTGGGCGCACGGCCTAATGGGGCAACTTCGGCCCTAGACATCATCAAGCAATACGCCGCGCAGCCTGACATTACCCAGCGGTTGCAGCAGGATGAGGCATTCCGCACCCGCCTAGAGAAGTATTCTGCCCAGTATTCCTTTGCCATCCAACAGCAGCAGAATGCTGAGATTGGCAAGATTGGTACCGCTCCAGCAAACATGGGCAACGTTGCCACTCAACAGGCTAACACCGTAAACTACTAGAAAGCCTAATGAATCAGGACGAAAAGGACTTAGACCATCTTGGGCATATTGAGGCGTTTCAACGTTTTATGTCCCAAGTGTACGTTTCCCGCGAAACCGCCATTGGCGACTTGCGGGGAGCTTCCACGGATCAGGTGCAGCAGATTGCTGGCAGGATTCAAGCTTACGATGACATCCTTCGCTACGGCGATTGGGAGAACATGCGTAGACGTATGAAGTAGGCGGGCGGTTCGTTAATCCGCTACCCTGAAAAGGGCCATCGACACGGGTACGGTTTCTACGTGCTGCCGACTACTGGGGCAAATTCTTGCCGCAATATAAGGTTTGTCAAGCATATGCCTTATAATGCGTCCATCGTAGTCGCCATGACGTTAAGTTGGCGGAACAAATATGTCTGAACTAAAATCGGGGTCCACCGCTACGGTCCAAGAAACAGTAGTGAAAGCAGATAATATGTCTGAGGGTGATTTCATCCAACGACGACTCGCCGGTAAGGGTACTGCGAAAGCAGAATCTGAGGCCGAAAAGCAGAAGGAGGCTGAATCCAAGGAAAAGGCTGAAAAGCCAGAAGCCAAGGATGATGCGCCGGAAGCTAGTGAACAGGACGTTCTTTCAAAAGCTAAGTCTGGAAACTTAGACGACCTTTCAGAAGATGAGCTTAGTCAACTGGCTAAGTCCATTGGAAGCAAGGCGGTAGCTCGCTACGGTGAGCTAACGGCAAAGCGAAAAGCTGCTGAGGAGCGCGTGCGCTTCTTGGAGGGCGAGCTTGCCCGTCGAAGTGATACCACTGCTAAAGCGGTAGAAGAGGTGAAGGACAACCCATTTGCGTCTATTAAGGATGCGGCTGGGCTTTCCGAAAAGGCCAAAGAAATCAAGGAAGTGATTGAGTTCGCGGAAACGCGGCTTGACGATTCCTCCGACATTGGCCCCGACGACATCGCTGCAACGGTGGATGGAAAGGAATATACCAAGCGTCAGCTACGAGAAACGTTACGCCGCGCTCGCAAAGCTCGTGATGAGTATTTGCCGGATGTGGAACGACGTATCTCGGTTGTGGAAAACAGCAAGAAATTGCGGGTTTCCCTAGACGAGCAGACGCGGAAGGAAATTCCTTGGCTGGAAGATGTTAACGACGAAAGGAAGAAGCAATATGATGCCATCATTGCCGACCCGCGCCTCAAGAAACTTGAGGAGTTCGCGCCCGACATTGCTGCTCAGTTGCCCTATTTCTTCGCCCACGCCTCTAACAGCATCTATGGACGAAAGGAAATTGCCCTGTCGGAAACGGCATCGGGTAAGAAACCTAGTTCACGGCCACCCGAAAATCCTGAGTCTGGTGCGGCTGCAAGCCGTAAACCGGAAAGCATCCAGACCAAGCAGATAGGGGACTTAGAGTCCAAGTTCAAAGCGAGTGGTGATAAGAACGATTGGCTCAAACTCCGCACAGCACAAATCTCAAAACGTAAAGCTCTTTAATACCGCCTACCATGGCTTTTTCAAACACCTACGATACCACCAACCCCGGCTCTGGGGTTAGCAACCGCGAGGATCTCCTCGACGTTATTACGACTCTTGCCCCGCAAGATACGCCTATCCTCTCGATGGCC